GTTTACATACTTGGCTTGAACTAGTGAAGCATTTCCTCCTGTGTCTAAGGCCCACTTTGGAACTCTTGCTTTATACTTTGCTGCTTTAGCTCCTTCAAAATTTGAAACCATAAAAACCATATCACCCGGTTTCTTTTTAAAGCGCGATTTCATTGCCATTAGTTGTCGCTTTAACTTTTCATCTGCAAAAGATATTCTAGCTTCTCTTGCTTCCATGTGAACTCGTATGAGCCGCATCATGGTGTTTCGCTCTTTTTTGCTAAGCTTAATTCCAAAATGCTTAAAAATTAAAGCTGCTTGATGCTCTTTATTAATTACAAAAAACTGCCCAGGTGTTTTTTCTGCATCAGAACGAGACTGAGAATCTTTCTGCTTCTTTTTAGTCTGTTTTCGTGCAATGGCTCTAGTTACCACATATTTTGTTGCAGATTTTAAACGAGTTGAAGACATTAGTAATTCTTATACAGATCTAATATTCTTTTTATATGATCGGGAAAAGACACATTATTTCTTTGACTTGTAGAAGTTTCATTTTGAATACTAGCTCCTGCCATTGTTTGACGAGATTTTGTCTGGTCTTTAAAATAGTAAGTTACTAGATCTACTACTGCAAGTCTTAAATCTTTTGGTAATGGTGTTACAGAAGCTACAGGATCTGCATCGTACCCTGCTTTATAAGATACTTGAACAGCCGCAGGTCCCATAGCCCAGTTTTTGTAGTTACCTGACTGTATTCGATATAAAGTATCTGTAGTACTGTCTAGTACATAATCTGCAGCCGTTAACGAAGTATAAGTGCCTCCAATACTTGCCCGCTCTTGTACTAAAGTTATTGTGCGTACAGGACTTTCTGTCAACTGCAATAAGTGTGTTTGATAAGGTAAAGTAAACGGCTCCACTTTATTGACAGTAAAATAGTCTACAAAACTATTGTTACAATAAGTTTTTACTAATTGACTCACACCATCACATATCTCCTCTAATACGCTATCAGAAGTAGTAGAGTTAATGCTTTTTATAGCTTTATACTCGTCTTGATCTATAAGTAAGGGTGCTGTTGCCATGGTATAAGTCCATTAGTAAAAACTTGGGGGAGCGGACTCCCCCTTGTTTTATAAGTGTTATAATTAAGCAGTATTAAGTAAGCTTAATGAAAGCGCAATCAACATTACCTGCAGATACAGGACTCAATCGAGCAAATCCTAATGCTTGAGTTGCGATCAAAGCAGTACGCTGTGCTTGTGCTGAATACTCAGTTTCAATACTAACACCACGTAAACGCGGGATAATAAAGTTCTCAGGGTTAACAGCAATAATACCAGCTTTGTTAGTGCCGGTTCCGGCAAGACGATCACTAACAATTACTCGAGAGCCATACATTGATCCCAAAACACCAGTTAGTTTAGTAGCAACATCACTACCTACTTGTGAAACGTCAGTAAACTCTGACTGCGCTGCTAGAGCAAAGTACTGAGCAGGAGAAACAATAAAGACAACGTCAGACGGATTAATACCATATTTACCCATCATAGCTCTGATTGTCTGTGAATTAGCTGGCGCAATGTTTGCAGCAGCTACAGCGGTGCCATTAGCAGTACCATAAGCTGTTTTAGATCCTGAGACTAGTGTTCCTTCTGTACCAATCGCCCCTACAAGACCTTGGAACTTAGCATTGCCTAGAAGAATACCACCATCAATTGCTTGTGCATGCGCACGAGCAAGTGACTTAGTAAGCATTGGCATGAGAGATACAAGAATCTGCTCATCAGTATCATTACTGAGATAAGTACCAGATACTAACCTGTGCGCTCCTAGAATCACTTGACCTACTGCGAAGTTACCTGCAGTTGCGCCTTTATTGTCAAGCATATTAGCGGCGGTATCACCACCTCCACCAGCTTCATCATTAATACCATCGGGGCTAAATGTTGCCACGTTAGTATCGCCTAGCAAAGGCAGTACTGTAGAAGTTGAGTTCACTTGAAGTTCGCGGAAGAGTTGAGCAACTTGCTGCTCCAACTTCACTTCTTCTTCAAACTGAGTAGCTACTACTAAATCAAGCGCTACACTTGTACTAATTCCTGCCGGCTTTGTTGCGCCTAATTTTTCATGAATCTCTGTTGCATAAGCAGTATCCCAGCCTTTTCCAGTAATCTTACCAAGAATATCTGCGTGCAACAATTCTTGTTCAAAACCTTTGTAACCAGAGTTGCCGCGATCAGAGAAGCTACGCTTGCTTTCATTCATAGCTTGAATTTCTGCATTCTTTTCTTCTAGGTCAGCTTTATACTGCTCAATGACTTGCGAGACGTCTACTTCTTTAGCTTCAAATTCCTTACGAATATCTGAAACAAGTAGTTCTACGCCAGTTTCTACGCCGGTCTTAATTGTTGCTTGAATTTTCTCTCCTTCGAGAGTGCGAGCTGCTTCGATCTCGGCTTGGGCTTTCGCTTCGGCTTGTTCAGCTGCTTTTTGCTCGGCTTGCTTCATTGCGATTTTGGCGGCAGTTTCATCTGCTACTTTCTTTGCAAAAGCTTCCAAGTCGATGTTTTGAGTGTTGTCCATCTTGATCTCCTGATCTGCGGATTGTTCCGCGCTTTTCGGTGTGTCACTAGCTACGCTGGAAGTAATAACTTCTTCTTTAGCCAGAGACTGACCGGCTAGATCTACACGATTAGTGAAAGTTTTTTTGAATTCTTCGTACTCTTCTGTTGAGTCAAAAGACTTCGCGAGCGAAAAAGTAGCTGATTGATTACACGGTACAGATACTACCGAAACTTCAAACAGTTCAGCGTCCTTAATCATTAGTCCATCGGTTTCTTTGATATAGTCAGCGTCCTTGACTCTGAAACCGACAGAAAAGGCTCCAAGAACACCGTCTTTAATTAGGGCAGCACAATGAGCGTGCTTACTAATCTTTGCTTCCATTTCCAAACCATTTGGTCCAGCTTTTAATCCTGTAGCTCTTCCAATGGGTTTGTCATAGTCATGATTAAAAAGAATAATAGGATTCTTTTCAAAGTTTGCCATACCACCTTTTTGCCAAGCTTCTGCTGATATAGAGTCACCCGCGCGATCAAAGTCAACAGTACTTGCCATACCACGAATCAGAACTGATCCATCTTCTTCAGCATGGGTCTTAAAGGTAGAAGTCAAGTTAAATATCTTTTCCATCTACTTTTCCTTTTTTACTGCTGGTCTAACAGCAGGCTTAGCTTTAAGTATGCCAGCTATTTGTTCAGAATATGGTGGGGTTTGCTTTAATCCTAGTATCATTTTTTCATAGTTACCAAACATTCGTGTAACAGTAGAAGCGGATACAGGAGCAGTCCAACCTAAAGCATTATATTCTGCGGCACTATACACTTTTTGTTCTGCCACGAAAAAATTGCCCACTGCCTTTAAACATTGTTTTAATTTTTTATTGCTCATTCTTCTTCTTCTCCTTCGACGGGTCTACCGCCTTCACTGGGATTTCCTGCTGAACCTGCTATGTTTGCAGGGATACGTATATCAGCAGTTCCTTCAATTTCGTCAAAACCTAAACGCTCTCTAGCTTCTGCTGCTGTAATAATTCCGCCGTTTACTAAGGAAGTATAATATGCTGAAGCATCACGTAGTTCGGGCTGTAAGGCAGGTATATTAGCAATATCTTCTGTAATATCAAAACCAAAGTATCTAGAAAGCCCAAAGTTGAGTTTACGTACGATTGGTAGAATTGTCTCCAAGTAATACAGTCTCATATTTGGACGTATATTTGCATTATTGCCAGAATCCAACATAATAGGAGGTATTCCTAATGCTTTTAAGATAATTTTTTCGTTGTCTGCTATAGAGGCTTGAAAATCTAGATCTTTAAAGTTAGCGTTTGATAGACTATCTAATTCTATACCGCCATCTAATATGAGAGGTCTTCTTCCTCCTGCATCTGGGCGATACCTTTGCTGCCAAGAAAGCATCATTCGTTCTTTAATTTTATCTGATAAAGTATTAGGGGATTTGAGTACTAAACCTGGCACTGCTCCATTTCGAAAGAAGTTATCTTGAAAGGTACGCATGGCTATCATAAGCTGCATAGTTCTTAGTGCAGGTTTGAGACGAGATACCCCTCGATAGATTGAATAAAAAGAATTTTCTTTTATGTGAATTATCTCGGAAGGTGTATAGTTTACGTCATTTAAACTATACTTTTCTACGTAGGTCTCCTTGTCTGCATGGATACGTACTTTATCAGCAGGAAGATGGTAAATATGTGCACCATCATAATATATAAAAATATTACCGTCTATTAAATAATCTGTAATTATATTTCGTTTAAAACTATTTATATCCTGAAAAGGATTAGGCGTGCGATTGAGAAGTACGTCTACTTTTGCTCTCTTAACACCTGTAGTCACACCTTTAAAAGAGTTAATAGGACTGACGGCTGTAGG